AAGGATCTTGAGCGGCTGGTCATTCCTCCGCTTATGCACGGCAAAATGTCCGTCATTTACTCTACGGATTACACCGGCATGAGTGCTACCTACACGCCTCGCGGACTTTACTCTTACGCCTTTTTAGACGAGGAGGCGGAGAAAGGTTACATGGACGGCAGTCGTAAACTTCAACCAGAAGACTGGCAAAACGGACCGGGGGACGGAACGCTTTGGGTCATAGATTTTATTGCGCCGTACAACAATGCCCGTACTATTGCGCGTCAAGTACAAAAGGAACTGACCGAATATTACATTGACACTTATCCGAAGGATGGCGCGTGGTTCCGCCGCCCCGCAAAGGGCGGGCATAAGCGCTGGACCTCGGGCGTTTTGTTTCAAATAGAAAAACGGAAAAAGAAAAATGCACACCTCCGACTTGTTTCATAAACAGCCGTGGTCTGACGGCCTCGTCAACATCTACGACCAGCTTGGTGTAGATTATTACGAAAACAAATACCGTTGGGTTCTAGGCGGAGACGGTGGCGGCGATGGCAGTGAAAGTGGGGTATACGATGAACCCCAAGGACCAGAAGCTTATACCGCAGAAGCGGCCAAAGAAGGCGGCTACTCTACAGCAGAAGAAGCAATGAGCTTTTTTGGAGGTCTTACGGGATTAAGAGGCACGGACCAAGAGTATGCTAACATGAGGGCCGCACAGGCTGCCGTTGAAGCTGGCTTGCCCACGTTTGTAGACGCAGCCGGGATTACTCAAAACGTGCGGGACGGCGTCGCGATGCCTGGAGATAGTTTGAATGACGCAATTAGAGAGTTTAACGAAAACCCCTCAATAGGTCTTTCTACTCTTGGGGCTATTGCGTCCCTGACAGGTGTTGGTGCCGTACCCGCCGCCGCTATAGGTGTAGTTGGAAAAGCGGCTGGGGTGCCCGACTTAGCGACCGTTGGACTTAAAGACGGGCAGCTTGAGGTAGACACCCCACTGTTTGACGCCCTAGAGAGACAAGTAACCGGCAAAGCATCCGGGGGTCCGGTTGTACCGCAGGGCGGTATAGGTAACTTCTACGGTAGACGTTGATTATGCAGCTATCAGATCATTTCTCCCTTGCCGAGTTAGAAAAAAGCGATATCGCAGCGCGTAACAACCTTGACAACTCCGCTGACAAAGAATCCATCGAATACCTGACCCTTCTGTGCAAAGAGATATTAGAGCCTGTACGGGAACACTACGGAGTTCCGTTCTCACCCTCGTCTGGTTACCGCTCTGAGGCCTTGTGTGTATTAATTGGTAGCAGCGCTAAATCGCAGCATGCGAAGGGCCAAGCCGCCGACTTTGAAGTTCCGGGCGTTGACAACTACAATCTCGCCACGTGGATTGAGGCCAACCTCAACTTCGACCAACTTATACTAGAGTGCTATACAAAGGGTGACCCCCACTCGGGGTGGGTGCATTGCTCTATATCAGACGAGCCACGGCATGACGTTTTAACTTATACGAAAAAAGCGGGATACGAGAAGGGTCTAATTCGATAACCAGCCCTTGACCTCTTCACCCAACACCGTTCCCGCCAGTATGTTCTTGTCGTAAAGAGCGTCCAGTATTTTCTCATCAATTGTCTTAGGCGACACCAAGTCGATGTATGTGACAGGTTTGTCTTGTCCAATCCGGTGAGCGCGGTCCTCTGACTGCAACCGTATCTCTAAGTCATAGCTGTTAGAAAAATATATGACGGTTGTCGCGGCAGTAAGCGTGATGCCGTAGCCGCCTGTCCTGGGCTGTCCCACAAAGAAACGAAGCGGGTCATCAGGGTCTTGGAACCGTTCGACGGTTGCTTGCCGTTCGTCTTGCGGCGTCTCCCCATAGTAGGATGCCACGGAACTCGGACCGTGGACCTCGGCTATGGCCTGCGTAATCTCTCGGATACTGTGCGTAAACGTCGCCCAGATGATAGCCTTGCCTTGCACCTCTTCTAGCACTTCCAATAGCTCTTTGACCCGGTTGCTTTCAACTTCTTGTAAGGGCGCGTCGTCAGGCTGGGCAAACCCACAGCATATTTGCTGCAACCGCATAAGCTGGGTCAGGACGCTTTGCGTCGTACTCATAGACCCGTCGCTCAATACAGACAGGGCAAGCTGCCGCATCTGGTCGTACAAGCGCCTTTGCTCTTTGGTTAGCTCCACGTTCCGACGAATGTAGAGTTTATTGGGTAAGTCCAAGCATTCAGACTTCAAGACCCGCGAAGAGAACTGGTCCAGCTTTTCGCCAAGCTCATCCAGTCTTCTGTAACCGACAATCTCTTGAAAAGACCTGTGCCCCATTGTGCGACGCTGTACTTGAGCGTAGCGGTTTTGAAAAGCAAAGTAGCTTTTCGAGTGCAACGCCTTCGGGCTCAAAAAGTTGCACTGCGAGAAAAGGTCCATGGGGCTCTTTGTGATAGGAGACCCTGTCAGGATGCGGCGATACTTTGCAATGTCACGGGCTTGCACGATATTTTTTGTACGGAGCGCCTTGCGGTTCTTAATAGTAGTGGACTCATCGACAACCATGATGTTGTCGGGGTTGCGCTCCAAAAAGACATATGCCGCTTGCGCCCCACGCCCTGAAGAAAACGCTTCGATGTTCATTACAAATACCTTAATTCCATCGAAGGGGCTTAAAATTAATTCATGGAGTTCTTCTTCAAACTTCTTCGTCTTAGCTGGCGTCCACCGCACGACCTTACGGTCAATGTAATCTGGCAAATGTTGGGGGATCTCTTTCTTGACCCAATTGTCGTAGACCCCTTTGGGTGCTACGATTAACGCCGCCTTGATCTTTCCCTCACCGTAAAGTTTGCCAATCGTGTCCACGATAACTTTTGACTTACCCGTGCCCATCTCCATGAATAGCGCGTGATACTCCTCGGACCACGAGTCCGAAAGAGCGGTAAGCTGATGGTTAAATGGCTCTGTCTTGAAGGTATATTCCACAATAAAATTCCTTGTTGACTATGCGAAAATATGAGCGTATAAGCGAAAAGTCAAGTCCCTATCGGGACTCTAACCACGAACCATGAAAGGTGAACTATGGAAGAAAAATTTAATCTTCTTGATACTCTTGAAAAAGAGTTTGAAGACTCCGTAACAAGCGGAGTTGAACGGGTAGGGCAAAAAGGTCTTGCCAGCGTCTCCGAAACAGCAAAACAAATCAGATTGGCGGCTCAAGCGATTGAGGCGGCTCAAATTGATTTAAAAGAGAAGGAAGCGGAACACCGTCGCCTGACTGACGAAGTCATGCCCGCGCTCTTCGCTGAATTGGGTATGTCCGAGTTTACTCTGGATGACGGCTCAAAGATTACTGTCAAACAAACCTATTCAGCGTCGCCGCTTAAAGAAAACCGTGAGAAGGTTTACGATTGGCTGCGAAAGAATGGTTATGGCGACATAATCAAGAACACCGTGTTTTGTTCTTTTGGTCAGGAGGAGGACTCCAAAGCGAAGGAGTTTTACGAAATGGCTGAAGCGCAAGGCTACACGGCGGAAGCTAAGACAGAAGTACACCCCTCAACCATGCGGGCCTTTGTGAAAGAACGTGTTGAGGCGGGTGATGATTTTCCCACGGACTTGTTTGGTGCATGGGTTGGACAACGAGCCACGATTAAAGGAGGAAAATAATCATGGCAAATGCAGTAGCTAAAAAAAGTAAAACAGAAATTGGAAATACCGGTGATCTCCTAACAATGTTCGAGGGTGACTCTTTCGCAGGCCTCGAAAATTTGACGCAGGACGACCTCGCGCTTCCTTTTCTCAAAATCTTGAGCGGCCTCGATCCTCTATTGGATGACCCTGATATCGACGCACGTAAAGGTGACATTTACAATACTGTCACTGGTCAAGTGTACAAAGGCAAAGACGGTATAAAAGTTGTGCCGTGCGCTTACCAGAAGCGTTTTATCGAATGGGCCCCTCGGGGGTCTGGTTCTGGCGCACCTATTAACGTCTATACTCAAACAGAAAAACGTCCCGAGACTGAGCGGTCTAAAGAAGACAATAAGGACTACGTTGTAGGTGGCGATGGCAACTACATTGAAGAGACCCACCAGCATTTTGTGATGGTGGTTAATGAAGATGGTAGCTCCGAAACTGCTTTGATTGCGATGAAATCTACGCAGTTAAAGAAGAGCCGGAAGTGGAACTCCATGGTGGCTTCCGTGCAAGTAACCGGGGCAAACGGGAACACGTTTACTCCACCACGGTTCTCGCACCTTTATCACCTTAAAACGAGCGCGGAAGAAAACTCCAAGGGCTCGTGGCATGGTTGGGAAATCTCCAGGGACAGCATGATTGACAACGCTCAATTGTACTCTCGTGCAAAAGATTTCCACGATTCAATCATGTCGGGTGAAGTTGTCGTTAAGCACGAAAACGAATCTAACGCAGGCGACAACTCAACAGACGCACCGTTTTAACTCATTGGGGGCGGCGCAAGTCGCCCCCTTCCCTTTAAGGAAAGATTATGGACCACGTGAAAGATTTCGCGGCGGCTTTCCAAGGGCTTTCGTCAGCGTATATCACGATGACGGCAGCGGGTAAGAACGGCGCAGGTAAGAATGAAGGAACATATCAGACGAGACGCGAGGCGCTGACCTTAGACCACTATGAAGCGCATCTGTCAGGTAAGTCATCGTTGGGTATTTTTCTTTTAAATGAAGAGTCCCAGGTTAAGTTTGGGTGTATTGACATTGACCAATACCCCTTAGATCACAAAAAGATAATCGACTTCTTGCTCGAAAAGAAGTTGCCCCTCATTGTAGACCGCTCGAAAAGCGGAGGCGCTCACTGTTATCTATTCAGTAAAGAGTGGATGCCAGCGGCTAAGATGAGAGAGGCTCTTCGCAAGATTGCAGCGGGCATGGGCCTTGGGGATGCTGAGATTTTCCCAAAGCAGGAACAAATTAGCGTAGACCGTGGGGACGTGGGGTCTGCCATCAACCTGCCATATTTTAGCCACGAGGACAGCCTGCGTCACGCTTTCAACGACGACGGCAGTGCTGCGACGCTCGAAGAATTTTTGGCGCTTTATAAGAAGAGGGTGCAGACGCCCGAGCAGGTTGAAGCTTTGAGCGTTGTCGAAAAGCAAGACTTCTTGGTGGACGGTCCTCCATGTCTACAGGTCTTATTGCCTAAGAAGATATCTGAGGGTGGCCGCAATAACGGTCTATTTAACATAGGCGTATACCTACAGAAGGTCTACCCGGACTCCTGGGAAACGGAACTTATGCAGTGGAACATGGCCTACGTGGACCCACCGCTGGGGCTGACCGAAATAGGTGTAGTGGTAAACCAGTTAAAGAAAAAAGACTACGCTTACAAATGTAACGACGCGCCTATCAACTCGTATTGTGACAGGCCCACTTGCCTGATGAGAAAGTTTGGGATTGGCGGCACCGCTTCTGCTGCAATGGCAAACTTGAGGAAGTACGACAGTCACCCACCTATTTGGTTCTTAGATGTGAACGGCACACCTATTGAACTTGATACAGAGGCGCTTATGTCGCAGCCCTCTTTCCAGAAAGCTTGTATGGAGCAATTGAATTTCTTACCGCCTACCTCTACAAAGCAGGCTTGGGAGACAAGAATTGCAGCGCTGTTGTCAGAACTTCGAGATAATGCCGCCGCAGTCATACCTGTAGCCGAAGAAGAAAGCACCAAGGGTATCTTTTATGAATATCTTCGTGACTTTTGTGTTCATTTCCAACAAGCCAACAGCAAAGAAGAGATTTTGCTGGGCAAGCCCTGGACCGAAGACGAGACCGCTACAAGTTACTTTCGACTAAGAGACTTGGAATCCTACCTGCAACGTAACAAGTTCTTTGAATATAAGCGCCAGAAGGTCGCACAAAGATTGAGAGAAATAGGAGGCGTTCACTCAAAACTCCGCATCCAAGACTCAACGGTTAACGTCTACAAAATACCTGCCTTTGTGTCTGGAAAGGTGGACGTGGGCACACCCTTTGAGCAAAAGGAGTTTGATGATGTCCCTTTCTGAGTCGAAATATTTCCGCATATTTGGTCCGCCCGGCACAGGTAAGACCACCCGCCTTTTGAACGAAATTGATGACTTAATCATGCAGGGTGTGCAGCCCAATAAGATAGGCTTCTTTGCCTTCACTCGAAAGGCAGCGAATGAAGCCAGAGACCGCGCTGTCACCCGCTTCGGGCTTGACCATGAGGACCTTGTCCATTTCAGAACCCTGCACAGTTTTTGTTTTCGACACTCAGGCATCAACTTTGACCAGCTTATGTCGAAGGAAAATTGGAGAGAGTTGTCTGACCAAACCGACTTCGATTTTGGTTGGGATCAAAAAGACCCTGAAATGGTGGAAAATATCTCCACCGCCTTGCCTGATGTTAAGACAGTGCTTGGTTTAATTACCATGGCCCGCTTAAAACAGATCACAATACGGCAAGCTTATGACAGTTGGGAAGAGGCCTACAAATACCCTTGGCCTCAGATACTTTACCTTTCAAAGTGCTACGAGGACTACCGCAAAAGCACTCGTTCTTTTGATTTTACAGACATGTTGACTGTCTTTTTAGAGCAAGCAGACCAGCTATGCCCGTCCTTTCACACCGTATTTGTGGACGAGGCCCAGGACTTATCGCGGCTGCAATGGCGTGTGGTACAGGCTATAGCCGATAAATCTGACCGGGTGATTGTGGCAGGAGATGATGACCAAGCTATCTTTAGGTGGGCAGGCGCAGACGTGGACTCTTTTCTGGAGCTTCCAGGGGCATCTGAGACGCTTTCTAAAAGCTGGAGAGTCCCTGTCGCCGTTCATGCGTTAGCGGAAACTATCGCGTCTCGCATATCTGACCGCTACCCAAAAACTTACACACCGCAAGAGCGATACGGGGAGGTGCATTATGTACACTCCATACGCTCAATTATTGACGATCTTGAAGAAGGAACGTGGCTCGTTCTAGCCCAGTGCGCCTACATGCTTGACGATGCAGAGGAAGAAATAAGGACGGCGGGCTTGTTCTATGAGATGAAAAACCGTAAATCAGTACCAGAAAAAGTATTAATGGCGATAGCAGCTTGGAAAAAACTGCAAGCCGACAAGGACATAGACGGCAAGGAGGTCCGCGCAATTTACAGTTACCTGCACGTAGGCAACGGATTAGCGCGTGGCTTCAAGGCCGCTGCCCAAGTTGAAGACGATGACCTCGTGACCTACGAAGACTTAGTTATGAACGTGGGGTTGTTAGCCGACCATACCGAACCGTGGCACACGGTCCTGACAAAAATGCCAGAGGCTCACAGGGTATATCTTCGCGCCGTTGAAAACCGTGGCGAGAACATTAGCGAAAGGCCCCGCATCACATTATCTACGATACACGGTGCGAAAGGCGGCGAGGCGGATAATGTCGTTCTTTATACCGACATAAGCTATGCTAGCGTCAGGGAGTCCAATGCTAGCCAGGAGGGAGACAACGATCTCCACCGCACATTTTACGTGGGCGTCACACGAACCAAACAGCAACTTTTTTTAATGTCTCCGCAATCAGTTAAGGAGTCTTATCTCGTAGAGTAGGTGTAAGCATGACATTACAAATGGCTTTAGATTTGACGGGTAACTTGAAGACTGAGTGGGTTCCTCCTGTGGACCTGCCGGATATCTTTGATGCAAAGCAAATCGCAATTGATCTTGAGACACGTGACCCTAACCTTAAATCACTGGGACCGGGTTGGGCGCGTAAGGACGGGGAAGTGGTGGGTTATGCCGTAGCCATAGACGGCTGGTCTGGCTACTTCCCCGTCAACCATCTGGGCGGCGGCAATCTTGACCGCAGACTTGTAGAGCGGTGGATGAAGAAAGTCTGCGAGTGCCCCGCCGAAAAGATATTTCACAACGCTCAGTATGACGTGGGTTGGCTTAGAGCCCATGGCATTGAGGTCAAGGGCAGGATCATCGACACGATGGTCGTCGCTAGTCTGTTGGATGAAAATAGACGGTCCTTCTCTCTAAACAGCGTGGCCTATGACTATTTGAACAAGGTTAAGTCTGAGAAAGAGTTGATTGAATCGGCACGGGCGTTTGGCTTAGACCCGAAGGCAGAAATGTGGAAAATGCCGTCTATGTACGTGGGGAAATACGCCGAGGTTGACGCCGAACTGGCCTTGGAACTTTGGAACTATTTTAAAGTAGAGATAGGCAAAGAAGGTCTACATGACATCGTGGACCTTGAACTCAATCTGCTACCGTGCCTCGTTGATATGACATGGCGTGGGGTGCGCGTCGATCTGGATGCCGCAGAGCGCACAAAAGAGGCGCTGATGAAGAGGGAGGCGTCAGTCAACCGTGAAATAAAAAAGCTTGTTGGAAGGCCCGTGGAGATATGGGCGGCCCAAAGCCTTGCGAGCGCTTTTGACGAGCTATCAATCCCCTACCCAAAGACAGAGAAAGGCGCACCGTCTTTTACCAAGGGCTTCTTGACGGACCACGAGCATGAACTCGCAAAGCTTGTGGTCGAAGCACGGTCCTTGAATAAAATACAGGGCACGTTTGTCGCAACTATACTCAAGCATGTGGGCGACGACGGACGCATTCACGGGCACATTAATCAAATACGCTCTGATGACGGGGGCACCGTGTCGGGACGTATCTCCATGAGCAATCCTAACCTACAGCAAATCCCGGCCCGCGATCCTGAGTTAGGTCCTATGATCCGGTCTTTGTTTCTGCCGGAAGAAGGTGAGGAGTGGGCGTCCATTGACTTCTCGCAACAAGAACCACGGATCTTGGTCCACTACGCTTCTGTTTTTGGGCGGTCAAGAAACGTCCCGCTTCGAGGCGTCGAGGAGTTTGTGGACGGTTATAACAATAACCCCGACATGGACTTCCACACAATGGTCGCCGACATGGCCCAGATCAGTCGTAAACAGGCCAAGACAATAAATCTTGGAATGATGTACGGCATGGGGGTCAACAAGTTATCTGAGCAGTTGGACATCCCGATTGACGATGCCAAGACGTTAATCAACCAATACCATGAGCGGGTGCCTTTTGTAAAAATGCTGATGCGGGGCGTAACGGACAGACTTAACGACAAAGCCAGCAAAGGGGCTATCCGGTCATTAAAGGGCCGCAAGTGTCGGTTTGACCTATGGGAGCCTGATACCTTTGAAATGAACAAGGCGTTGCCGTATCAAGAGGCGGTTCTTGAATATGGTCCAACGGCGCGTCTCAAGCGGGCATACACCTACAAAGCTCTTAACCGTCTTATTCAGGCGTCCGCCGCCGACATGACAAAACAGGCTATGGTAAACGTGTACGAAAATGGTATAGTCCCGTTAATTCAGATACACGACGAACTCGCTATCTCTGTTAAAGACAAGGAGCAGGCGGATTCTGTTGCGAGAATAATGGAAAACAGCATACCTCTTGAAGTACCCAACGCTTGTAGTGTCGAGATTGGCAAGAGTTGGGGAACCGCGGCCTAGACTTCTCACCTCCCTGGCGTCTTTGTCCGCTTAAACTTCCCTACGTCCGAACTCGACTGAGGACGTAGGGATTTTTTCTTGCACTGCCCCGACATATCTTATATGTTCGCTTATCTATTGAATTGGAGATTATGATGGATACCAACAAATGGAAAAGCGTACTGGTTCCTGTCCAAACGTACAAAGAAATTAAGAACCGAGCGGTCCGGGAAGGTCGCACAATTAGCGGTCAACTTCGATTAATCCACGCTGAGAGCGAGACTTTTAGGAATCTTTATCCCGGAAAAGCTTCAGAGGTTGATTTAGAACCTGTAGATCATGGCTAAATCAAATAGCTTAATAGGGCTTATTTATTACAAACCCCTTAAACCAAGGAAACGCACTTCTATTGGCAATAGCTCTTCTACTCGGCCCCTGAACAAACAGAAACGCCGTAGTTTTAAGAAATATAAAGGCCAAGGGAAGTGACCGTTTCTGTGGTTCTTCTGTGTTTGACCCAAGCTATTTTTTTTGAAGCGCGGGGAGAGCCTTTTATTGGCAAGTTGGCGGTCGCTTCGGTTATTATGAACCGTGTAGCAGATGAGCGTTTTCCAAACGACGTATGTGGAGTCGTATACCAGGGTCCAACATATAAAACACGGCCCGACTTGCCCGTGCGACACCGCTGCCAATTTAGTTTTTACTGCGACGGTAAGAGCGACGAAATTGACTTCACTAATCAGTCCGCACGAGAGTCTCTACTGGTCGCGTATTTGATTGCATCTGGTATGGTATTTGACGTAACAGAAGGCTCTACTTTCTACCATGCTATTTATGTAAATCCTGACTGGGCAGAAACCAAAACCAAAGTGGTTCGAATCCAAAACCACATCTTCTACAGGTGGGAAGCCTCTAATAAAAAAATTGAAGAGGAAAAGTCTAAAGATGAACTGAGGAAAAGTCTAAAGATGAACTAAAGACTTGACGTATGGGATATTATTTCCTACGTTTCCAACGTCGAGTTCAAAACTCGGTTCTCCATTGTTGAAGCCAAAACCCTCGCCATATCTTTGGCGAGGGTTTTTGTTGACACGTGTATATGGGATATTATAAGTTCTTATTGAAAGGAGAATTAAAATGATGGGTGATTTATTAGTGCAGATTTTTATCGAAGGCCTTCTTCGAGGAATCCTCGGCGTATGATAGTCTGTCCAGAGTGTAACGGAAACGGATGGACCGAAGATGAATATTTTGTCGGCGGCTATGCGCCTGATCGGTGGATGGAAATTCGCACGCAAAGGGTTGAGTGCGAGGTCTGTCGGGGGTGGGGTGAGATCAAACCCATCCCTGAGAGCGATCAAGGGAGAGTTGATCTTTCTTGGTTGGGGCGTCGCTCCGATACGTCGTAAACGACGGTCTTTTTGGAGGAGGTTATTGAAATGACAAAAGTCACCGTTAGGGCGATTTATTGCATTGAGCGCACAAGCGCATGATCGAACCTCAAGATTGTCCATGGTGCGGGCAATATAGCACGCGCTTTGATTTAGTTCACGGGCACTACCAATGTCCCGTTTGTAAGAGACCAATCTCAGATTGTTGTAATGGAGAGAGAATAGATGAGCAGAAGACATTGCCTGACCGAACGAGTGCCGACTGACTTTGGTACATTGTTCGCGCAGGTAGATTTTGATGATAGCGGTAATGTTATTGGCTTAAACATAGCCGCCCATAACAAGCATGAAGACAGCGCCGTTAACAAGGCGCTTAATAGTTTAAGCCAGACATTTCGTGACTTAATCGACACAATTAATAAGTGAGATAGACAAAATGGACACAGTCTTCGCTATTATTGTATCCTTCGGCACCATGCTCGTGTCTGACGACACCAAAGAGTTTTTTAAGACGGCTCTTGAGGAGATGGAGCAAGGTGCCAAGTGGCATTATGTGGGTATGCAGCCCCTGGACCCTACTGCCAAGGCAATACCCGGACGGTTGTGTGATCCTGAGACGGGCGAATGTGGTGACCCGTACATTATCTGGAAGCTTAAAATGCCTGAGATCGTTTCCAAAAAAGCAGAAAAGTGAAAAAGGCTAAAGGCAAACATCCCTTCAATGCGCTGAATGCGATGCGGGTAAAAAAGATATCGTCTCCGGGACGTTATGCTGATGGAAACTGTCTTTATTTGGTTGTCGATCAATCTGGCGCTAAACGCTGGGTGCTTCGCATTATGGTGCATGGCCGAAGAAGGGACATGGGTCTAGGAGGTATAAAAACGGTTACCCTCGCAGAGGCCCGCGCCAAGGCATATAGATATCGCAAGGTAGCCAGAGAGGGCGGCAACCCTTTTGGGGAGCAACGGTGATGCGTAACTCAAACGACTACTATCCAACCCCGCATTCAATAATTGAAATTGTAATAGAACACCTGAATTGGGAAAACGTGACTCCCTGGGAACCGTGCGCTGGGGATGGCCGATTTGCTGATGCACTCGATCAAAAATACGGATGCAAAACGGTCCGACACGACATAACCACCGGCAAAGACTTTTTTGATTGGGATTACGCACAAACAACGGATCTCATTACCAACCCCCCGTTTTATTGCATCCGAGATTTTATTGATCATGCGTTTTCCATTGGCGTCTTGAGAATGGCGCTGGTCTGTCCCGAAAGATTGTGGGCATGCAAAAAAGGCAGCAACCAATGGAAACGACATATGCCGACTAGGTGGATAAATCTTGATTATAGGGAAGATTATTTAGGTAAAGGCGGAAAACCAGATAGGGCTTTGGCCGTTGGCATTTGGGATACGCCACATGCAGAAAAATGCACGTATGAGATTTGGGGGCGTTATGGCACGGGGGATTAATAGACTTTCTGCGAGAGCGGTCGAAACCGTAAAAAAACCTGGCCTGCTTGCCGACGGCGGCGGTCTTTATCTCCAGGTATCTAAATCAGGCACCAAATCCTGGCTCTATAAATTTATGCTGAATGGGCGATCGCGAGAAATGGGACTGGGCTCATTAAAGGGCGTGAGCCTCATGGATGCGCGAGAGAAAGCCGCTGGTTGCCGTTCTTTGCTGGCGGAGGGCATTGATCCGATTGAAGACAGAAAAACCCGGCAAAATGAATGTAAAGAGGAGGTGTACGTCTCCTTTGTGCGGTCAGGTGAGAGGTCCGGTGATAAGAGAGTCCTCACCGTCCACCAAGGCAACGCCCTTGTAATTGAGACTGAGCTTACCCAAGGCACAATACATAAATTGTTACGTGAGCTTGTAAAAATAATGTGATACCGTAAGCTGTCACTCACGTTAAAGGACAAAACCTCACAATCAAACGTATCGTAACATAGTTGGTTTAGGTCTAAAGAGCTAAGTGATACCCTATGGATGATTTATTATCCTTTTTAAAAGATTCGGTTGACTATGATCCCGAAACAGGCGTCTTTCGCTGGAAGAAAGAGCGCCCCCTTGAACACTTTTCGTCTGAAACGTACCGCAAGGCATGGGCTTCTCAGTATGGGTCTAGGAAACTAAACGCCGGGGACAACGGATACGTCTACGTCCAGCTAAACTACCTTGGCAGAAAAAAGCGCGTCCGAGCGCACCGCCTCGCGTGGGCCCTCGTCCACGGAACGTGGCCCACGGACCAAATAGACCACATCAACGGTGACCGAGCCGATAACCGCATCGTCAATCTCCGCGTCGTCACCAACGCTGAAAACGGACGGAACCGGAAGCTATCCAAGAACAATTCCTCCGGCTACAACGGCATCTATAAAATAAAACGATCTAACTCATTTCACGTCGAAATTCACTACAACAACCGGCGCATCTTCCTGGGGCAGTTTAAAAAACTGGAGGACGCCATCCGAGCGAGAAAAAAGGCAAATCTAAAGTACGGTTACGCTGAAAACCATGGCCTGCCCCGTTGAGGTAGTCTTCGATAAATTTGGATGCGACACCCGAACCGGGTTGGTGTACCGCGCCTGCAAGGACGGGCCCCTGGTAGTTTGGAAACCCTTCCTAACCATCAATGAAGAAGGCTACATCGTTACCTACCTACGTTGGGAAAAGAAGACATATTACGTCTACGCCCACCGTGTGGTGTGGGCCTTTGCTCACGAATCTTGGCCCTCGGGCCTAATCGATCACATCAACGGCAATCGCTCCGATAATCGTATCGCTAATCTTCGCGACGTTCCCGCAGGCGCTAACAGCAAGAACAAAGCTCGATACAGAACAAATATCTCTGGTGTGACAGGCGTCAGTTGGTGCAAGGCACGCCGGAAATGGAGAACCAAAATAACCTCCAATTATGTGACCACGCTCCTCGGACACTTCGAGGACTTTGACGAGGCCGTGCGGGTGCGCCGCAAAGCCGAGCGCGAGAAAAACTTCCATCCAAACCATGGCCGCAAAAAGTGATCTTGTAGACGTTAGAATAAATAATTGACACCTATGTCGTAAGGGTCTATATGGGATGTTATAGGCCCTTACACATAGGAGAACTTAAATGGCTAGACTAAACAACGATGAGCGAAAAATTATCTTTGACGCCATCAACTGCATGCGCGGTGTAAACCGCGAACTGCTCGACACTTACACCGTTGGGCTTCGTACAATCCAAGAAACGGAAGAAGCCTGGATTAAAATGGAGCGTCTCTTCAACGACGGGTGCTGGAAAGCTGCCGACTATTGGTGCGATTACGTGTACAAGGCCGCCGATAAAATTGTCGAGGAGGCTGAGACCAATGAAACTAAATAATGTACCCATCTCAGCGCCACAATTCCATCGAAGAGGTTTAGTGCCACTTGGTCGTTACTCCACGTTTGGAGAACGGCTCCGTGTCGCAATGTATTGCGCCCAAACTACCCAGTCGCGGCTAGCACGCAAATTGGGCGTCGCACAATCATCCATAAACGGTTGGATAAACAACAGGTCAATGCCGAGCAGCAATTTCATCAAACCGATGACCAAGGCCCTTAATGTAAGTGCTGACTGGCTCTTGGACATTGACCAACCGGAACCGGGAAAAGACCCCGTCGATTACTCCATAGGACACTTTCTAAAGCAGACTGCCGCTGACTTGGACAAGGCCATAACCCGCCTCGAAAGGATAACGGGCAAAGCTACCAGCTTAAAAGCCGATAGGTGCCTCGGAGACCTCGTGACCAACGACAAATCTGCGGTTTGGAGCGACGACGATGCTTGATATGATAACAAAAGGTTATGACACGGTCCTCAAGTGGCAAAAAGCGGACCCCATGAACCCACAAACGTGGCCCACGGGCCTGGAACTACGAAAGGACCTCTTGCGCCAAGCTAACGAAATAGAGTGGCGCTCGAAAGATTTTGCTAGAGCCGACGCCCTGCGGAAGCAGGCCGACGAAATAGAGGAGGACAAGCTCTACCCACCATTTTAAGTTGAGGCCCTCACCGCCCTCTGACATGAAGGGCCGTGCCTCGCTTTCTCTTAACGGTGCGAAAGCCATGAAACATTCCTGAAGTGCCGTGGGCCTCCTAAGTTCAGTAGCGGCCAAGGATGTAACCGTATCCTTTTTAGGAATAACCCCACCAGTTTTCTCCATACTGGTGGGGTTATGCGTTTGACGCATAGCTGGTATGCAATAATACACTAACTCTTAACTAGATATAAGTTAACTCTCTCAATTCCGTTAACCTTTTGTTAACCTTTATATGCGATAATTCTTATATCGAAAGAACGGGGCCAACCCCGTCACGCTCTTACACATTGTGAATATGCTTGGGACGGTTTAAGCGGACCGAGATGCTCTAACGATTGGAGAATCGAATGAAGCTTAAACTGAAAGCCGTCAACCACGGCAAAGACAAAAACCGATTTTGCGGTCCTTCCGTAATATCCGCCGTCACCGATCTGACTACCGGAGAGGCTGCACGGCTAATCCGAATGAAAACCGGAAAACGCATGGTCACGGGTACGCATGCAAGCGAGGTCGAGAGTGTCCTCAACGACTGCGGTATCCAAATGACCACGCTACCCCCGCCCGAAGGTTGCAAGTTTGGGCGGTCCAAGGGCATCACCCTGGCGCACTGGCTTCGACTTACACACGGCCAGCGCAAAGACCGAATATTCTTGGTCGTCGCAGGGTGGCACTGGCAATTGATTAGTGGCAATCGTTACGTGTGTGGCCGTATTTCATCCGAGGGCATTGTCTCTATCAAGCACCCAAAAGTGAAACGACGGGCACGTATCGCTGAAGTCTTTGAACTAACCTCAGATAACGTCAAAATGCCAGACACAGATGTGTCGAAGCAGAAAAACCCTAATGCCGTTATCCGAGCGAGAGATGGTCGCTTAGACCAATAACCATAAACCACGGCTCTCGGTCCACTTAAACTGTTCCAGGCAAATCGCTATATATATATAGGGGAGAAATTATTTTTTTTGAAAAAAATTATTTTTGGGGTGGAACACGTGGAACAAATGGAACAAAGCTCTGTATCCCTTATTGGAGTTCAAAAATCGTGTTCCACTAAGTCCAAAAAGTGTTCCATTTGTTCCACCCAAGGTGATTGGATGCCATCTGAGAGCGTAAATTTCTTAAAAATTTGGTTGAACCCCCCTTATATATAAGGCAGAAAACTTGTAGGCCTCATGTAAATTAACGGTGAAGAAAATGGGCAAACATGCTGTAAAGAAAAAAGACGCTGATCCTGATTGGGTTGAGACCCGTGGTCGGAAACCGCTGACCGCAAATACTAAGCTAACCCGTAAGCAGGAGCTTTTCGTAAAGGAACTTGTCAGCAAGGACGGGCAGATAACATTGCGGGAGGCGGCCATTAATGCAGGCTACCCTGCTAGCAGCGCCCACAGTAGGGCTTATGAGCTTACTAATCCCGATAAGAGCCCCCACGTAGTAGCTGCTATCCGGGCGTACCGCGAGGAGCTAGACGTAAAATTTGGGGTAACCTATCAAAGGCATCTGCGCGACCTCCAGACAATTCGTGACATGGCATTGCAAAACGGTGCTTACTCCGCCGCCGTCCAGGCCGAGTATCGACGTGGGCAGGCCCAAGGAGACATATATGTGAACAAGTCCGAGATCAGACATGGGTCCATCGATTCCATGTCTAAAGACGAAGTGTTAAAAGCCTTAGAGGAGATCAAGCAGAGCTATGCCCCCATCACCATCGATATCACTCCCGAAGAGCCGGACAATACCGCGAACCGCAGCAAAGCGAGAAAGCGGCTTGTGGAAGCTAATGAAGGAAGGGGTGACGAAGAGCCAGAGGAAACTATTGATGACGAGGCTGGAGACCTGGGCGACGCCGGGGATACCTGATGTCATCATACAAGATGAGAACGGCTTGTTTCATTTTGTGGAGCTAAAACATACTGGCGGTAGAGCGATAGAGCTATCTCCCCATCAGATAACTTGGATGGATAACCATAAGAACGGCAGCGCCTGGATTTTGGTTAGACGGTCTACCCGCAAAGAGAAAGACACAATCCGAGTCTACCATGCGTCCAAAGCTATTGACGCCAGAATGGAAGGGATAAACTGCCCGCCAAATCTTTTAGTTGAGGAGCCATTTAATTGGGATGAAATTATGGGGTTGATTTGTCCTAGATAATCGCATACAGTGCCCGCTCCTTAACACAACGGAGAATCGAGATGGGCATTCTTAGAGAAGGCTTTGAAATGGATCATACGACGATCTGGAATAAAGGCACTACGCTGGAGCTTGGAATGGTCGGGTTCCATCATGAAAGTCAGACGGCTTTTGTTGAGTGGTATGATGATCAGGCAAAATTGACGAAGGCCGAGGTGGACCGCCTGATTAAAGCGCTTCAAGCGGTAAAGAGGAAATTCCCAGACGATGCCTAAATCAATCAACGAACGCCAAGCCGACCTGGCCGGCCACTAGGCCCCAGCCCTGGACGCACACCTGGCCAGGGCTTTGGGGTGCAAACTACCACCTAACCGAAGGGATAAAGACATGATTTACCATCACACAGAAACAATCCCGCATCCTCGCCGTCATGGCTGGACCGTAAAAATAAAATTTTACGTCCCGCCCAAGGCAGACGGAACACCCGATAAAAGGTCAGCGCCCCGCGCAAGCCGTGGGGTTGTCCATTATCACCAGAATGGCCACAAGCGAATTTATTTTGACAATGTGTTGCGTTTTGAGCGGTACGCCAGGCGCGGGGAGAATAGGCAAAATTGACCTAGGAGTACGCCCCCAACATCGGCCACTAGGCCCCAGCCCCGGAGCGTGAAAACGTGGCCGGGGTTTCGGGTGCAAACGTCCCGGCGAAGCGCTGCAACGCCAAGCCGGGACTGATCACAACAACGAGAGAAAGGAGAATAGAGATGTCTTGGAAACCCGTGTTCATTATGAACGACAACGAAAGGGCCTATAACGGCCAGCGTTTTGCCACCCAGGAGGAGGCGCGGCTTAGTGCTGACCGTAGGTTTGGGGTCTGGACCATGCCTGTTGATTTCACAACTGAGGAAAGTGATGATCCGGTAAACTATGTGTTTGATCCAATCAAAGGAGACGTCAGTGTTTCTACTTAGTTTACTTGGACGCCTGTTGTACGGGCCAGATTGGAAAAAGTACGCCAACATATCACCCCCAAAAAAGATGCGGACAAGGTCCCGCCGCCGTAGGAGTTTTTAAGGGGCACTGCTAAATCTTTTGATGAGGCGTATGACCTTCTAAAGAAAAGGGATGACGCTAAGAAAAAATAAAACTTGACCCGGGCTTGACCCGGGTTTTCTTTTCTGTCATAACGTATGCGCTTTAACCCATACATAGGAGATATGACTATGACTTACTTACTATCTGACTTGAGAGATATTTATGACCCTTATGCGATTTTCGTCGGGCAGCCAAACTCTAAGCATACTGTCCCTTGGATTGGCACTTTAGAACAGCGCGTTTTGCAAGCATATGAGCCGCCGGAGGATGAAGATAAAAACCCCCGCCATGCGGCGTGGTTTATTGCAGGCCGTGCAGGCCGTTCGGATGGTACATTTGGCCGCTGGGAGTATGGCGACACATATCGCGAGAACATACTAGACACGATGCATCTCAAATATGCCTCCCCAGAATTTATAGAGGCTTACCGGAACTATCCTTTCACTTTTAACGGTGCGGCATAATGGATACCATCACCGTAATTATTGAGGCGGGTTGCGTGGTTGATGTTAGAAACCTTCCGCCCGGCTGGCTTTACGAGATTGAAGATAGGGACGTAACCCCAGATGATGAGGAGGCCGAGCATGAAAACCATCGTCCACGTTAACCAGCACGTTTGGATTGAAACAAAGAGCGCCGTTAAGACTATCCAAAAATAAAACCTAAGCCCGGGCTTGACCCGGGCTTTTCTTTTTGGCATAAGGTATGGGAGTTAACCCATACAGAGGAGAAAATCATGTTGAATTGTACCGCTATCAGTCGCGCTAAAAAAACCGCAGGGCTTGCAGTCACCTATCGCGCCGCCCCCGGCGACATGTACGGCACTTGTCCGGACACCTGCCCGCTTAAACCCGTTGAAACAAAAACCCGCGAGATAGACCGCGAGTACGAGAGCGCCGTCCGGCATTCCGTACCAAAACGCGGGCTTGCTTTTTTGTTTACGCATTTCGCCCCGCATTTATGGGCGGAACGTAACACCGGCGACCGGGCACAATGCACGTTTAATTATTCCGCCCCGACGCTAGAGGCCGCCGCAAACGAAACCGCGCTAGGAAATGCCAGCGTGGCCGTCGTGCCCGCCGATTATTGGAGCGGTCGCGACAGCGATAAGGTAACAACGGCGCACGGCGTCCGGGGTGTCCGGTGTCCTGACGAAACGTCTGGTATCGGTTGCGCCGGTTGCGGCAATGGTCGCCCCTTATGTTCCCGAGCCGAACGGGAATATTTCATCGTGTTTACCGCACACGGCGTATCGAAACGAAAAGCGGGAGACAATTCCGAGCGCGGCGGATGCTATGCGGGCGGCGGTAACGTCGCGTTGCATTGGCGCGGTTTATCCAATCGCGAAGAGCCCGCCGAGTCCGACGCCGCCGCACACCGGGAGTTCGTCAAAACACTGCGACCGCATACTATTTTGAGGGCTCACATCGCGGGCGATATCGGGCGGGTTAACGCGGCATAAAATAAACCGTTGACACGATACGCGACATTATGCGAGAACAACGGGGCGGGGCAATTCCGCCCCGTTTTTTTTTATGGAGAACTGAAAATGTCACACGAACTAGCAAAACAGGCCGACGGACGTATCGCAATGGCTTATCGGGAGGGCGACGCCGCCCCATGGCATGCCGCAGAAACCGCCCCGCAGATCGTCCCCGCGAATGCCCCGCTTGAAATATGGGCGGACGCCGCCGGGTTAAATTACGACGTCCAATGCCGCCCGAACCACCGCGCAAACGGGACACCGATTCCCGATTCTTTCTATATTGAGCGCACGGACACCGGGCACGTCACCGGCCCCTATATCGCCGGGCAATGGCAGCCGGTGCAGAATCGGGCAATCCTCGACCTTGCCGACGATATCCGCGACCGCCGGGGATTTGACATCGTGACGGCTGGCGCGTTGTTCGGCGGCGCAAGCGCATGGGTCCAACTTGAGGCAAACGAAACCCGAGAGATCGGCGACGGCGACGCGATCACGTCCCGCCCCCTTTTCACCGTCCGCCACACGGGACGCGACGCGAACACGTTCGCCAGTGTCCAAACCCGCGTTGTTTGCAACAACACGTTGACGTTCGCCCTTGCTGAAAACGACGCGGATATTTTCCGGCACGATCACCGCGTCCCGCTGGACCGCGATGCCGTCGAAACGGCCCTCGGCTTGAACCGCGACACTTTCCACGGTTTCTGCGAGACGGCCCGTAAGATGGCGGCCCGGGCTCTAACCGATGCCGAGGCGCTGGACTATTTCCGCGCCGTGTTTCCCGGCACGGACAAAGTGGAAGACGGCGGTCGCGTCCGACACCGTGAAGGCGTCCGGAAGGCGTTTGCATACTATCGCGGGCAGGACTTCGTTCCCGTAGGACGTGAGAACGAATCAGACGCCGCCCGTATCGTTTCCGAACAGCTCGACCGGATCACGCGCGGCGAGGCGCTGGACCGGCTAGATGATGACGTTGTCCTTCCGCCCGCCCCCGGCATCAACCCCGGCCACGATCTCACGACCACCCGCGGCACGTTATGGGGAGCGCTCAACACCGTTACATGGCTGGCCGATCAGCGCCCGATTAAAAATCGCGGCACAGAGCACGCCATCGCGTCGCATCTTTTCGGGGACGGCACCGGCGGGACGCAAAAAGCCCGGGCCCATCGCGTCGCCCTGGAGATGCTGGCGGCTTAATCTTTCGACTCTCCCCTTGACGAGGCGGCCTTCGGGCCGCCTCTTTTTTTATACCGTTAAGCCTGCCCCGGCCCGCCGCCCCCTATCCTCTCAAACCTACCGCCAGCCGCGCTCCGCCGTCCCGTGAGCCGCGTTCCGCGTTCCGTGGTACCCGGCCCCCGGCCCGCGCTTCCCGCTCACCGGCGGCACTTTATAAGGCGTTGCATTGAATGCGACTTTATGAGATAAACGGTGGCGGGCAATTCCGCCCGCACAACATGGAGATTTACTATTATGTCAATAGACGAAAACGACATCACTGTTGAGGGCTGGGGCACTGGCACCGTTGCCGAACTTGAGCATTACCTACACCAGCTTAAAGACGAACGCGACACGGCCCGCCATGCCCTCGCCGACCTGGAGCGCCGCACCAACGGCCCGGACGCACTCGACGGCGCACTCGACGCACTCGACGGCGCGGACCTTGTCGCTTTGATATCCCGCATCGCCGAACGCGTCGCCGAACGCGTCGCCGAACGCGCCGCCGAACGCGCCGCCGGG